AGAATTGGCCAAGGTAGCGTTCGTAGATATTAAAGATTTTTTGCGATATGGCACCGAGAAGACTGATACTGGCGAAGTTGACGATGAAGGCAATCCAGTATATGAATACCGCCAGATAGTCGAGGCTAAGCCCTCCGAGCAGGTCGACGGCGCCATTGTGAGCGAAGTGACGCTAGGCAAAGACGGCACCTTTAAATTTAAACTGCATGACAAAATGGCGGCACTTGATAAGCTAGGACGGCACTTTGGGCTGTTTCTTGATCGGGTGCAGGCCCAGGTTGTTACTACCAACGTCAATGCCACAGCCCAAGAGATTATGGCTCTGCCTGAACCTGAACGCCAAAAATATATTGACCAGTTAGCCCGGATTGCTAAGGGCGAGTGACTATGGACAAAAGCGAGGCTATAGCCTTATTAGAGCAAATAGCCGCAGAGCAAAAAAGAATTCTTGTGCGAAATCATTTAATTGATTTTACCAAGTGGACATTTCAAGGGTACGAGATAAACGAGCACCACCGGCGATACGCGGAGGTGCTTGATCGATTTTCTAGGGGGAAAATCAAAAACCTGATGGTATTCATGCCGCCGCAGCACGGTAAAAGTGAGCTATGCAGCAGCCGGTTACCCGCTAAGCTTTTGGGCGATAATCCAGACCTAAGAATAGCGCTTACGTCTTATAATCATAGCTTTGCAAGCCGGTTTAATAGAGACGTGCAGAGGATTATCGATGACGAAAAATATAGACAGCTTTATCCGGGGACACAACTCAGCGGCGTAGGGATTAGGTCTATGGGCTCATGGCTAAGGAATGCTGATGAATTTGAGATTATTGATCATAAGGGCAGTTTCGTTTCTGTTGGCGTTGGAGGAGGCCTAACGGGACGGACGGTAGACATTGGCATTGTCGATGACCCTTATAAAGATGCTCAAGACGCATGGTCAACAACAGTCCGGCAAAGTGTCCAGGATTGGTATGACACGGTATTTAAAACCCGCCTGCACAATGACAGTCAGCAGCTTATAACGCAGACCAGGTGGCACCCTGATGATCTGTCAGGAACGATCTTAAAGCGCGAGCCTGAAAACTGGCATGTGGTTATTTTTCCGGCAATTAAAGTCGGACAACCGTCAGCCGAAGACCCACGAGAAGAAGGCGAAGCGTTATGGCCAGCGCGGCACAGTCTGACCCGGCTGCTGGAAGTTAAGCGGCAAAATCCCCATGTGTTTGGGTCACTCTATCAGCAAGATCCGAAGCCAGCAGAGGGTCTGCTGTTCCCGGTTGAAAGTCTGAATAGATTTACCCTGGAGGATATCAAAACCGATGGCGATTACCACAAAGTCTATATTGCCGCCATTGATTTGGCTGACAAGGGCAAAGACTTCTATTGCATGTTGGTTGCGGTACTGTTCGAACACAAGATATACGTTATTGATTGTATTTTTACACAGGCGCCAATCGATACGACGGAGCCGCTAACCATAGCCATGCTGAAAAAACACAAGACAAGGAGGTGCCGAATTGAGAGTAATGCTGGTGGCGAAATTTACTGTAGCAACTTAAAAAAGGCCGTGTTGCGGGAGCGCATAACGACCCATATAGACCCTGTATTCACAACCGCGAACAAAGAAACCCGAATTCTACTCTCGTCCGGGTCGATTAAGCAACATATGTGGTTCAGGTCAGACATTGCACCGAAAAGCGATTATGCAAAATTCATTGATAACCTTACTGGATATACCATGCAAGGTAAAAACGAGCACGATGATGGCCCTGATTGCGCAACAATGATAATTGAACTGATAACAGATTCAGGGCTAAGGGGATATGTAGGATTTTAACAAAGAATGGATTTGATCAAAATGGAGAAAGAAAAAATAATTAACACAGAGACTGAAATCTTATGCCACTCTTGCGAAAAGAACTATGTTGTTCCATTCAAATCTATGCATAGAAAAAATGATGTCCAAAACTGCCCCCACTGTGATGCAAAAATTGATGAGAAAACCTGGATCGAAATCGTAGAGGCTGTTTGGGGGTTGCAGCGTGCGAATGAAGATTTTTTAAATAACCACTTATACGGTGACGCTCAACCATTGTTTACAGTAGTGAGTATTCGAAGCAATATAGCGGATGAACCAGATTAACGGGAAGAGCCGAAAGGATCTTCTTTTATTTTTGGGGGAGAGGTGGTAAACGGCGATCCGGGTATCCAAGAGATCTAAGAAAAACAAAGAGAAAAGGGGATGTATTTATATGAGTGACAATGTATCCAAAGCTTACGAGACCATGCGTGAGGTTACGTGTAATCAAGGCAGCCCATCGGAACAAGCCGCTAAATTTGCAGATCTGCAGGAGTCGCTTAAGGCTGCCGCAAAAGAAGCAGTTGCCGCAGTCGACGAACTAGGAAAGCAGCAGCGGGGTGAAAAATAATGTCAAAAGAAATTTTTCAAGTCACTATCAACGGTTTTCTGCGGCCAGCAACGGTATATCTTATGGAAATTGCCTTAAATGTCGTGAGTGCTAAAAAGGAGATGCCAGCGGAAGAGTTTGCGGCATTTATGAGAGAAATGCAATTTTCGCCGGGAGTGGTTGATGGATGTTGCAGAGTAATTGGGAAATACGACACCTGGCAGAAACAACAGAAGATCAATGATTTTGAAATCCTCCGGCTGTTTGCCGGTCAGGAGGACGAGGTATGAGCGAGCGCCGGCCGCCATTCTGGGAACTTGAAGATCCCAAAATATTGGAGTCATCGAAGAATGGTCTACGATGGTATGCGCAGGCCCGGAAATTACAGGTGGTCACTGCGCCATGGGTAACCGAGACAGGGGAACAGAAATACCGGACCGTTACGCTGTCGGTGAATTTCTTTAAACGGACGGACGAACTAAGGGAACAACTAAAGGCGTTGCTACTTGAAATTGTCCGTGATCTGGACGAAAGCTACCCTGTAAAATAGTGTCCGATAACTGGGAGTTACCGGACGCTAAACGAGATATCTGGAGGGTTAATCACATTTGAATTAGGAGTAGAACGTGAAAGATGACCAAGCAAAAATGCTTAAAAGTATTCTAGGCATTAAGACTCAGATTGACACGATCACGGAGCGGCTCGGACCGCTTCACGCGGCGGGGAGGGACCTTTTAAAGAATGAAGGTTCACTCCCTTTGCTTTTTCAGCGGGAACTTATGCTGGCTTTGGGTATTGCCGGTATTACCATGATGGATCTGAATGAGGATCTGATGAAGATAATCGGATGTCTAAAAAATGAAGGAGTTGATAATAGTGTCAATTTATGATGAGATTTCCAAGCAAATAGAAGAGATTCAAAACAAAAAAATAAAGGCGATCCAGACAGGGCTTAACGCTATCCATCTGCGTCGGGACACTGAGGGAGCATTGCTACCGGAGGCATACGAAGAAGCCCTGGCTCTAGCCGATGCCGTCTTAAATGCTGATAGCGAACTGGTTGGACAGATTAATAAACTGATTTTATATAATATTCAACAGGCACGGGAGGGAATGCGTGATGAGCAACCCAGTAGTCAACGCAAATGACCTAGACGCTATGTGGGGCAGGAAATGGGCGATCACATTTTATCCCGCCAATAATGGACCCGCAATAATATTATCAACCAGTGACCTTGGTAACTACTCCCTGCAGGCTACTTTTCACGTTGAACGTCCAGGATATCAGGCAATCATGTTTGCAGAGGTAACGGTCTGGAACCTCAACGATGAAACGTTAAGCGCGATCCAGCCGCCCACGCAAGGATTTTCTAAGTCAGTTGGTAAAATCGTTATTCAAGCCGGTTATGTGAATGGCAATTATGGTCAGATTTATTCGGGACAAGTGTTTCAAACTCGGGTAATACACGAAAACGTAGTGGATAAAAAATTGGTCTTAAACTGTATCGACGGACTCCAGCAGTTGATGAATAACTATGTGTCGATGACGTTTAGCGCCGGGGTTAACCAGCAGACGGTCGTTAAAGGAATCGCAAGTCAGGCTCAGCAACCTATCGAAATTGGAACATTGAGCGATAGCTTAAATAGTAAGCAACTTCCCCGCGGCAAAGTGGTTTTTGGGGAACCTAAGAAATTCTTCCGCGAAATTTCCCAAGACAATAACGGGCAATTTTATTTTGTTGATGGGCAATTAAATTTAACCACTCTGCTGGATATCCCCAAAGGACAGTCGTTAATAATCCAGCCACCGCCTATTGGGGGGCTGATTGGATATCCTGAGCAGGTTGACGGTGGGGTCAAATTTACAGTTCTGCTGAATCCTCTGTTAAAACTGATGTATCCGCCGATGTCGGTTACATTGATGAATACTGTGATTAACCAGCAGCAGGTCCAGTATGGAAGCGGGACACTCCCTTACGTACTCAGCCCGTCGGGTGAATATAAGGTCGTCAAGGTAGTCCACCACGGAGACACGCGGGGCAATGACTGGTACACGGAATGCGTTGCTGTGACGCCAGGGATGCTCCCGATCACGCTGACGCAAAGCCCGAACTAGGTCAGCGATATATAATTAATGAGGTGTAATGAAATGAAAGATATTCACCAACAAAAAAACATCGTGAGCATTCTGCAGGTCGCGGACAAGTTCGCTAAGGTTGCCGGCAGGTTAAACCGCCTGCACCAATCAGCGAAAGAGCGTTTTCATAATGACGGTAAGCTTGATCTGCAATTCCAACGCGAAACGATGTTTACCACCGGCGCCATAAAAGGGGACATGCTGGAGCTTCAAGGCTCGCTGCAAAGGGCGGCTGAATTGGGCGCCGAATCGGGTCGGTCAATTATAGAATTGATGAACATTTCCTATCTGGCGGTGACGTACCTGCAAGACCGGAAAATATTTGATGATTTCCTGGCTTATGTGGCAAAGGAAACAGCTGGCACAGTCAAGCCGGCGGGGATCATGGATAAATTGAAATTTTGGAGGTGTAAATAGTGGGTACAGCTGACATTATAAAATCTTACCTTGTAGAACTTGGTTTCCAGGTAGACAACCAGGGATTTAATAAATTTAACAAGGCACTGCAAGATGCTTCTAACGCTGTCCAGTCTCATACCGCAGGATGGGCCGGTGCGTATATTAAGGCTGCCACAATGATTGTGGGGGCTATTACGACCATAACAGGGGCTACTGTAGCCCTTATTGACAAGACAGCACAGCTCGACCTTGGTTACCAGAAACTGGCCCTTCACATGTATATGGCGGTAGACCAGGCCAAGCAGTACAAAATTGTCACTGACGCCATGGGCGAAAAAATCGATGACATAGCCTGGATTCCTGAACTCAGACAGCGGTATATGTCGCTGATGGACCAAACTAAGCAGATGGAACTGCCGGGCGATGCCGAAGGGCAGATGAAACATATCAGGGATGTCCGGTTTGAATTCACTCGGCTGAAAGTTGAAATGACTTACGGTCTGCAGTGGATTGGCTATGAGTTAATGAAAAATCTGGGGATACCAATCAACAATGTTTATCAATGGATGAAAAATTTCAATGATTGGATAACCTCTCATATGGCTGAGTGGACGAGCAAGATTGCAAATTTCCTTGCACCGGTTGTTAAGGTTTTTATATGGTTGATTAATGAGGCGAAAAAGCTCTGGGAAGTATTAAGTGATATTTGGGAACAGCTAAAAAGTGTCGGGGTTCCTGATGGTATTGGCGAATTAATAAAAGCTTTCATGAAACTGACAAGCTCGGTTGTTAATATGATTGTTCAGTTTGCAAAAATTCCTCTTGTAAAGGAATTCTTCAAGGCTATCGCTGAAGGCGGTATGCTGGCAATTAACATATTTACCGCAATGCTGAATTTATTAACGCATTTATTTGACGCTGTTACGGCAGCCATTTCGGGGCGTATTCCAACGGCTGTGGGTATTTTAAAGAATGCCGCGAAGCAATTTGCTAGTGAGATCATGGATTCGTTTACTGGCAAACCAGTGAAGTCGGGCCCTGCGGGCGGTGGCGGGGCACGAACCGGGTCTATAGTAGGAGATAATAGCGACATTCGCGCTCTGGCTAATCAAGTAGGGTCACAATTAGGAATACCCGGAGATCTTATATATGCACAATGGTCGCATGAATCAACGGGATTTACCAGTCAGCTTGCAAGAGAAAATTATAATTTAGCGGGTTTAACGCAAACCACACCAAATGGTGAAGATAACAAGCAACCCGATGGAACTAATTATTACAAACAGTATGGCAGCTATGCGGAATTCGCTAATGATTATGTCGATTTTATTCGGCGAAATGATCCTCATGCAATTGGATCTCAAACACCGGAAGAATTAGCTCATAACCTAAAGACTGACAGCTATTACACTGCTGACGAAGATGCGTATAGTGCAGGGATAAGGAGTAACTATCCTACAGAGTCTGGCTTATCTACAGCGGCACAAAACTTCAACGGTTGGACCGGAAATGGATATACCCCCCAAGGGAGTAGCAGCGGATCGGTTCAAACCAATATCGGAACCATGAATATTATGGTTCCACCAGGAACAAAAGACCCCTCCGGTTTTACATCAGAAGTGATGAGGCAAATGAATGAACAGATGGGTGTCAGTAATGCCCGGCAAATGAGAGATTTTAGCGGCATAAGGTAGCGCAATTTTAAAGGGGTCAGGAGTAAAAACCTGGCTCCTCTTTTTTTTATTATAAGATAAACATCAATCAGTTTAGCACAAAAAACTCCCCGGTTGTTGGGGCGTTTAGTGCTATAAGGTTTGTTTCCATTATCCAGGACAGTTAATATTCCCGTGTCGGAAAAACCTTTCAACATTTGTAAGGATACTATCATACCAACTTTTTTGTTCTTCAGGACAAGAAAAGGTAAATCCATTATACGAAGCCGACCCAACAATCATTTTCTCGTAATAGATTCTGCCGTTTTCCCTCCACGTTACAACGTACCATGTATCCTCTAATGTGTTATATCCTAATTCACCTTTGATGTTTTTAACGGTAAGATTATAATAGTCCTTAGCATTCAAACCGGAATTATTCCCGCCATACACAGACAGAGTAGTTTGATTGTCTGGTGAGGCAAGCGTTATTCCATCTCCATTCCCAGCAGATGAACGTATAATAAAATTGCTAGGATAGTCGATTGTGTAACCAAAACGACCATTTTGATAAGTCATATACCCTGGATTACTTGATATGACATTAGTTGATGCTCCTATAGTCAACCCCACCGAACAAAACATTAATAACCCAAATACCAACAATACAACCTTTTTCACCCTTCACCACTCCTTGATTTGATTATAACACACTTGGGATATTTTAGGACTTGCGGGGACTCGGGCTCAACGGCCTGGGTCCCCGCTTTTTTTGTTTGTCTGCTGGCTACGTCTCTTCATGCATGGTGAATCGCGTCTCCGCATCAATGCGGAATACTCTTCTCGTGGTATGAGTAATTCCTGCTGGCACTCAGGGGAATTTCTCCCTCTGTGATAACGGATTTTTCCGTTCTCAGGACCAGAAGAGGGCTCGACATACACGTCGAATGGGTATTCTTCCTGTAGGACGAAAACCTGCTGAAGGGGGTATATTAAAACTATACCCCTTTGCTGTTCGGCACAATGCTGCCCCTAAGAAGTTCTGAGGGTTCGCGCTTTGCAGGAAGTTAATGGAAACGGGCCGAACTAATCAATATATTCACCGTGAGGAGAAATTATGCTAAGGAATCGATTAAAACATTGGCGGCATAAATGCGAGATGAATCAGACGGAGTTTGCTGCTTTTTTAGGTACAACGATCTATGTTTATAATGGATGGGAACAACAGCGGCGGCAGCCATCCCTTGAATGGGCATTGCGAATAGCTAAGAAATTAAACTGCCATACAGAGGACATATTCTCTATTGATGATAGCGCTGAGTAAGGCGCTTTTTATTTTGCCTATTTTTTAAAATGGACATGCAAAAAATTGAAATACACGCATACCTATATAGCAAACCATATAGAAACCAATATAGGGGGGCGTGAGAGTGCAGATAATCGGCATTGATTGTGGTCGGCACGGATTAAAGGCATTTGCTGGCGGCAAAAAAATATTTATCCCTTCGGTTGTCGGTGAATGGCGTGAGCGCCGGATCAGCGAGGGCGGCGACTACGAAACAGAGATTGACGGCCGGCAGTATTTCGTCGGTGAGCTGGCCGAGACCGAATCAAGATTCCGGCGCGAAATGGTCTGCCGGCAGAAGACGACAGAGGAAACTTTCGTTTTGACCATGACGGCCCTGGCGCTAATGGCAGATCGCGGCGAACAACTCAGAGTAATAACAGGGTTGCCGGTGGAGCAACATACGCCTCAGATAAAGCAGGAGTATGTCCGGCTATTGTCTGGCAGGCACTCCGTCCGGGTGAATAGTCAGAAGCATGAAATAACACTGGCGGACGACAGCTTGGCGGTAACCATAGAGGGCGCCGGAGCGTACTGGTCCGAGGTGCTAAGTGG